AAGTACTTGGATTGGAACTACTAATATAACTACTTTAGGTAGTGCTACAGCAACTAATTTACTAGTATCTGGAAGTAGTACGCTTTCCGCTAATATTACTACCATAGGTAATAACACAAACGATTTAAAAGATCGTGGATTTACATTTAATTGGAATAATGGTTCATTAGCTAAACTAGGATTTTTTGGGTTCGATACTAGTACAGGATATTTAACATACATTCCAGATATGACTTATGATAGCCCTGAGGTAGTACAGGGTACAGTGGGTACGATATCCGCAAATATTACAGGTAACTCAGGAACTGTAACAAATGGAGTATATAGTACTGGTAGCTACTCTAATCCAGTATGGTTAACCTCGCTATCTAAGGATAAAGTAGGGTTAGGTAACGTTGAGAATACTGCTCTAAGTACTTGGACCGGCTCAACAAACTTAACTACGTTAGGTGCTGCTACGGCAATTAGCATTAATAGTAGTGGTAATTTTGTGGGATTGGGTCCTACTAATACAATTGATGCAAGCGCTAATGGGGCAGTGCAGTGGATAGTTAGAAATGCTTACTCTGGGACTAATGCTTCTTCCTCATTAATAGTGGGAAATGATTCCTTAACAAAATACGGACAGTTTAGATATCAGTCTGCTGCGTATACTACTTCTGGAATGGCTATTGCTGATTCTGTAACAATAAGAACATCTGGGTTAACTCAAGGTATTAATATCGGTACTATGGATGCCGCTAATATTAAATTTTGGGGGAATAATACCCTAATTTTCTCTTTATACTATTCTGGTAATGCAGAGTTAGGTACTAAATTCCGCTGGACACCTTCTAGCTCTTATTATAGAATTGGAACAGTTTCTGTCGATCCTGTTACTGATACTTTTCCTCATCTTATGTTTGCGGGGGGCGGTACGATCAGTACTATGAATACCCAGACCAGATGGGGGGCTAACCTGTATTATGCTACAGGCTGGAAATATGCCTCTGCTGCTAATGGTAGTATTCTGTTACAAGACAATAAAGTCTTAACTTACTATGCAAGCACAGATGCTACACCTACGCGGAATGGGGCAGCGGGGTTAGACACTTATTTTGAAGTAAATCCGACTACTGGTACTAATTATTTAAAAGCTACCGCAGGGGCAGGTGTTAGATTACGCTTTTTTAATAATGGACAGACTACTAATCAGTTCCAGATAGGTCAGGGGTTATCCTCTGCAAGTGATAACATAGGATATGTTTGGAATATAGCCAATGCCGATCTATCTTTTGGTACTAATAATACTGAGAGATTGAGACTCACTGCGTCAGGAAATTTAGAATGTAGAAGAGTCTATAGTGGCTCTGGGACTTCGGTAGGGGATTCCGAGTTTGTTCTATATAACTACGCTTCCAAAACTCCTGCGTGGCAGATGTCTGTGCGGCAAGATATAGGAGGGGCTAATAACGACTGGAAGCTACTAAGATTTAAGTCTTCTGGCTCATATCAAGGTATAGCTATGCAGGTGCAGGCTACTACTGGGAATATACAAGTATTAAAAGATGTCCCGGTAATGAGAGATTGGCATGCCAATTCTAAAGCCCTGCAAATAGCCAATCGCAGTGCTATCTGGGAATATAACACGACTGATTTGCATCTCACATGCAATGGCTATTTTGATGGTGGTACATGGCGAGTAGTAGATGCCGGTTACGCTAGTAGTATCAATACTTCAGGCAATGGATGGGTATTCTATCAAATGTATGCTGCCACCCCGGGAGCTGCAATATCCAGTGGAGTAGCAGTAGCTTCTATTAGTAATGCAGGGGTATTGAACGCGGCTAACTTTGTAAGCGGGGCGGCAATAGGCACTCAGCCTTACGCATGTACATCTACCACGCTCAATACGAACCTGAATGCTGACCTACTTGATGGAAGGCATAGAGTAGTAGATATTGGAGCATTTGAGAATAATTGGGACCCAGCCAATAGTGGACCAGTTTCTGTTTATAATGATGCTACTGGAGGCCCAGCTGGAAGCTTCTTTGCTGGCTTACAAGCTAATTTAGTACTTGATACAAGGTTTGGATTTCAGATTGGTAATTTTGCTCATGGTGAAGGTACAGGACTATGGTATAGACATGCGAGGCCAGATTATGGAGCCACTAGCTGGGACGGTAATTGGTATAAGATTTGGTCGTCTCAGAATGACGGTACTGGTAGTGGCTTAGATGCTGATACTCTGGATGGTAGCCATGCCTCGGCTTTCCTTGCGACTGGCAGTCTTACTAATGTAGCGATGGCTTCAATTGTTACAACAAGTGGCACAAGTAAAGATATAACAGGAATACCTTCCAACTGCACTGAAATAACAATAACATTTGAACAAGTATCTTGGGCAGCAGGCACAACAATAGTGCCGCGGATACTATTGGGGGATTCGGGTGGGTTCGAAACTACCGGGTATCAAGGATATGTATCATATATTGGTGGCACTACAGGGTCCATGGGAACGGCTGGATTTACATTTTCAAATAGTATAGCTAATACTGATCTATTTACTGGGGTATTAAAATTGTATAAAGGGTCTAGTAGCACAAATACCTGGTGCGTTAATGCCACTTTTACTACTTACTCTTCTGGAGTACATTTTTTTATGACCGGAATAAAATCATTATCTGATGTTTTAACACAAGTAAGAATTACCTCATTAAATGCAAGTACCTTTGATGGTGGAGCCATCACTGTAACATATTCATAAGGAGATAAAAATGGCATTATATAGAGAGCAAGTAGGACAATCTTCAACATACACAAGATCAAATCAGATTACAATATCAAACCCACTAAATGGACTTCCATCCATTTCATTCAGTGAAGAAAATATTATCACCCTACCAGATGCAAGTGTGTTGCATCAGAGTGTGTTTAATATGGGGATGGGAGGTTTGGCTATAAACTATGACCCTAGCGCTGTAATTGACTTGATTAACCCAGATACTGACGCTCCTTTAGGGACTTCAGCTACTCATCAAGAACTTATGGTAATATTGTATTCGCTATACCGTCAATTAACTACAATAAGGGATAATCCGCCAGTTATTTAAGAAATAGCCACCGAAGGGTGGCTATTTTTTTATCCTTGACATAGGGATGCTCCAATGTTATAATAGTATAAAATTACTACAGAAGTATCTTAATATAAGGACTTACCAATGTCTACTCCAGCAAAAATTAATTTTAAGATTTACCAAGGTTCTACCTTTACGGAAGTACTGAGATGGGAATCTTCAAATAAAAAGTACTCGCCAATTACTGGAATTACCCAAGCCGCGCCAGTTGTGCTAAGTTCTACCGCACACGGTGTACCCGCAGGCTGGCGTTTTCGTATAACTAATGTAGTTGGAATGAAAGAAATTAATTCTGCGACTGATTCATACTACTATGCCAAAGTACCTACTGCGGATACTATAGAGATTAATTCAGTTAATTCTATAGCCTATACTGCCTATACTTCTGGAGGTATTATTGAGTATAATGAACCAATAGATTTAGTAGGATATACCGCTAGACTACAGATTAGAGAAAAGATAGGATCTACTACTTTTATATCTGAACTTACTACCGAAAATGGGGGTATTACTATTGATAATGTTAATAAAACTATTACACTTAGTATAAGTGCTGCAGATACTACGTTATTTACCTTTGTATCCGCAGTATATAGTTTAGAACTAATTAGTGGAAGTCTAGTAGTACCTTTCTCCGCAGGAACTATTTCATTAGTAAAAGAGGTAACTAGATGAGATGCTTAATAGCTTTTATTATTAAATTACTAGATCTTACTCTAATGGTACTAGGCCTATTTTTAGTACCCTTAGGTATACTAATAGGATTTAAAGGCCCTCTATGGTTATGGGGTAACGACGATCATCCAGACTGGGAGAATAATAAGTTCTGGGCTAATAAGTGTGGTACTTCATTCTGGTGTGCCTATAAGTGGTTTGCACTAAGAAACCCTACTTTCAACTTCGCCAAGTACGTACTAGGAGTTAAGGCTAGAGGTTATATACTAAAAGGGAATCCTAATATTGGAGATAAGAAAGAGGGCGGATCATATTGGATTCATGCTAACCCTTTCTTTGAATACTACTTAATTAAACCATACTCTGCTACTAGATGTATTCGTATAAGATTTGGTTGGAAACTACATAATAAAAACCTAGGGGAAACGTGTCAATTTTGCTTCGTTATTAACCCATTCATGCCCTATTCTGGCATATAATATAAAAGGGACTACATGGATAATTTAATAGGTTTAGTTTTTGATTCTTTAGCACATGGTGGTCCACAAGCTATAATTGCTTTATTATTCCTACTCCTAATATATTTAGCATATGATAGGAGTATTTTAGTAAGAACTATTAAGTCAGAGGCAGATACGCACCACGCTGATTTACTAAAAGTAATTGATAAATATCAAGATGGTCAACTAGATATGGTTCATGCTCTAAATGAGATTAAAATAATTTTAACCAAGTTGGAGGCAAAAGCATGAAGTGTCTCCGCTGTATATGGCCAAAATTATGTAATTTAATATTTTGGAAAAGAGATCTAAAAAGAGATAATGCAAGACCTAATCCAGTAGAGTTACTAGATAGAACTAGTAGAATGCTTACTCAAACTGTTGAAGAAACTACACAGATATCTAGAAAATTAGCTTTAAAACTAGAGTCCCTAGAAGATCAACTTGAAGATAGAGAAGAATTACTAGATATAATGTTTAGAACTATTCCAGACTTTTTACTACTAAAAGATGGAAATGGTCGCTGGAAGATGTTAAATAGTTATGGTAAGAAAATCTATGGCATCACTGGGAGAGAGTACAAGGGTAAAACAGATCAAGAGATAGCAGAGGGTATATGTCCTAGATATGGTGATAATCTTGCTCAATGTCTTGAAACAGATGAAGAAGCTTGGAATAATAGAAGAGCTACTGAATTTGAGGAAGTATCTTTTGATTCCTTTGGACGTAGATATATATTTGATGTAATAAAGACACCTATCTTTAATGAAGATGGTTCTCGCAAATATTTACTTGTACATGGTAGAAGTATAACAGAGGAAGTAGAAAATAATAAGCATATTAGCAGGTTAATAAAGGCACTAAATCATGCCTCAGATAGCATTGCAGTAACAGATCACGAACATAAGATTATATATGCTAATGATGCTTTTTGTAAAACATATGGATATACCTTACAAGAAATACTAACTCAACCTATGAGTATGGTATCTTCAGAGCATACTCCTGCTTATATGTATGAAGATATGTATAAGCATATTAATGCAGGTGAGTTCTGGAGTGGTGTATTAGAGAATAAGACTAGAGATGGATCAATAATCAAAGAAATTGTATCAATTACTCCAGTACTAAATGGTAAACCATATCCGGTCTATTATATAGGTGTAAAACGCTTAATAGAGCGTAGAAAGCATCCAAGATGAGTTATATTTGGAATATTCTTATATCTATAGACCAACTAGTTAATACTATTTTATTGGGTGATCCAGATGAGACACTCTCTAGTCGTATGGGTAAGTATGCAGAAAGAGGTAGAGGGTTTATTCCCTGTACTATTTGTAGGTTTTTAAACATATTCGATAAAGATCATTGTATAAGATCTATCGAACGAGATGAAGGGAATTAAAATGAAAAGTTATATACTATCAAGACTAAAAGAGCCCTCTACATGGAGAGGTATTTTAGCACTACTAACAGCAGCGGGAGTCGCGCTATCACCCGAACAGGCAGAAGCGGTTATCACCGTAGGGTTAGCCTTAATCGGGGTAGCCGGCGCCTTCTTCCCAGACAGCGTAGCTACTAAAGCGGAATAAACTAGTTTATCATGTTATTACTAACAATTATAAAAACACTAATAACACGTTTTTGGAAAGAGATTCTAATAGCAATAGCTCTAGTACTTGTATATAAAGCAGTATATGATAGAGGATATGACTCTGCATATACTGCTAGAACTAGTTACTATGAGGAAATATTGAAAAAGAATCAAGATGCTATTATATCAAAGATAGACAATATTGAGAAGATTTCAGGTGAACAAGCTAATATAGCACGTACTAATCATAATACATTAGTTACGGATTTAACTAAAATTACTGGGGATATAAAAAATAAGAATTTTGTAATTTATAAAAATGGTGAGTGTATCCCATCACCAGATTTTTCACAAGACTTCAATTCAATTATTTTAAGAGGCAATAAGAAATGAAAAAACTAGTTTTAATTGCCTTAATTATTTGTCTTACTGGTTGTCAGTCTTGGATTATTCGAGATGAAAAAACAATAATTCCAGAAACTACAACCGAGTATCTAGTACCAGAAGTAAATATAGACCCTTATCTTTTAGAAGACTGTAAAGATCAGAAGCTATTAGAGTCTGGTTCTACTATACAAGAGATGCTTCGTAATATACAAGTAGTAACAAGTGAAAATACTATAATTTACGTTGATTGTAGATACAAGCATAAATCTTTAGTAGAACTGCTAAAACGATCTCTTAATTTAAAGGATAATAAATGAAATTAGGTGACAAAGGCCTACAATTGATTAAAGACTTTGAAGGTTTCAGTGAGAAGTCTTATCCAGACCCCGCAACTAACGCCGAGCCCTATACTATTGGATACGGTACTACAAGGTATCCTACTGGTCAAAAAGTACAGCTAAATCAGACATGTACCGAGGAACAGGGATTGGCATGGTTAAGATTTGAAGTAGAGGAAACAGTCTTACCTAAACTAAAAAAGCTAATTACTAGGGAATTAACTCAGAATCAGGTAGATGCACTTATTAGTTTTTGTTATAACTGTGGAGTAGGTAATCTATCTAAATCTACCCTACTAATTCTAACAAATGCGGGTAAGTTTGATCTAGCTGCTAATGAGTTCCTAAGATGGAATAAAGCTGCTGGCAAGGTAATGAAGGGACTTACTCGAAGACGTGAGGCTGAAAAAGCTCTATTTCTGCAGTAACAAATAAAAACCCGCTATAGCGATTAAGCTATAGCGGGTTTTTATTTGTTACTTCACAGGGCAAACCCCAGAAGCACATTCATCTGATACTAGTTCATCAAAACTACTTGTATTATTTAAGTCAACTGGACGTAGTTGAGAAACATATTCTCTATACGTTGATTCATCAACTACTTCTTGAGGTAGGTACTGATACCCTAAGTCTTTAGCAGTTTTAGTAGGATCAGCCCTATACAGGAAACTTACACCCACATAACAATCCCAATTCTCTAGCAGCCATTCCACAATGTCCTCGACTTCATCTTTAGAGTAGCTAATAGTTACACTAGTATTTTGTTGAGTCCAATTAGTTTGTAGAAGTTTATAGCGCTCTAATTGAACAATTGCACTTTCTAGATTGACTTCCTTTCCATCTACTTTATGGAAAGGTACTTCTTCCCAAGAGACAGGAAAAGTAATTAGAACACCAGAATCATCTGTAGGATGATTAATAATTGTATATCCAGCCTCTTTACACTTTTCTACAACAGGGTCATGCTTACTAAACTGTACATTATTAAAAATATACTTACCAAGAGGCTTATGAACCCCTTCAGTACAATCCATGATCTTACTTAAGGTCCCACTTGGTTTAATTGTTGTAATGTTCTTTGGATGGGATAAACCTAATTCATCCGCCATTCCAATAGCAGCGGCTGTTGCTGTACGTTTAAGGTACTCATAATCATACCCCAACATATCAGGACGCATAGCTATACCAGTCAAACCGACACCGCACAAGCGGAGAAAATGGTTATTCAGGTGCCAAGCTTCTTGAAGAATACCATCTCGTAAATCTACACAAGTCTGCCTATAGTTTGCTCTAGCGGCTAATCTAATAGCTTCATGTAATCCTGCATTATCACCCTTAAACTTACTAATATCCGTTTCTGTCAAGTTACAGAAGGATTTATTACCTAGTAGAATTTCAACACATGGGTTACATCCGGCAAACCAAGGTGCACGACGCTGCGCTTCAACTCCATTGATAAATCCAGGCTCAGAACCTCCGGCCTCTGCCATCAACTGGAATAACTCGCGCAATTGCGTGTAAGTTGGTTTTTCCTTAAATAATAATGAATTATTAGACTGTGTACGGTGCTTATTATGTAACCACCAATCCTTCTTAGCTACTGCGAATTCATCCCATTCTGGTTGCCCATATTCGAAAAGACAAATTTCAGCGCTGCGACGGCTAGATAACACGGTACCAAGCCAATTAACAATATCAAGAATATCCATGCGAGTAAGCAAAGCATCAGCTCTACCATTAAGAATATTGGCAATAGCAGTATACGCCTCAGCAATAGAGTCGCATCCCGAAGAAATCCATCCATAACCCTTTAACCTTTCACCTGCGGGACGTAACTCAGTAAAATCTAGAACTAGAGTAGTAGCTGGATACTTACCTGCTAGTAGCTTGCCAATTGACTTGGCCCAAGCTTCTGCAGAATCACCAATCTTAATAGTCCAAGTTTTAGTTTCATTATCCCAAATTTCAACATTATCCTCGTTACCACCTTTAGTAGTACGAGTACTCTTTAGTACTTTAATATTTTTAATACGTTTACTAAAACCATTTAAAGTTCCAATAACCGGTTTGAAGCCTACGCCACACATTTATGTTAACTTTATATTTCTATAAAGATCAGACTATATCATCATCTTATTCAGATGGAGTATGTTCTAACATATATTCAACAGCATCGAAGTATTCATCTGTACATCTACGACTATTTAAAGTCTTTTCTGTATAATGAAGATCTATCTTATAGTAAAATTCTGGGAGGAAGTACTTGTGTACAATTACTATAAATTTTTGGGCATTTTCTGGATTAAAAGATACGCGAGGCTTTGACTCTCTACCGTATCCTGCATTATGCATATATAACTTTGTCTGGATACCCCAAACATCATTAAAATACTGCATAATATTTTTAATACTTAACTCGTCAAAAGAATCAGTACAAATTCTTAGATTTCTTGTATTATTAGACGCTTTATAGTCTAAGTAACCATCATCCATAAACCATAATGCTAACCCTTCTGCAGTCAGAGCATTAAGTATTTCCATAGTTACTTGTTTAGTACCTGTATGATAAAAAACTTCTCTATACTTAGTAAAATAAGGATGTTTATCTGTTTGTACTACATAGGATATGTTTCTATTATAGGTCTTCCCATGAATTACCTGAGTATTCCCTCTATCTCTAGTATGATAGTATACCTGTAAGTCGTGAGCTACTTGCTTAAGTATTTCACCCTTATATTTAATTAAATTCTCAGATATTTGTTCACAAGAGAATTCATTTCTATTTGTTACGGTACTATCTCCCAATAGTGTTCCGTATAATGCACCTTTAACTTCTGCTGAATTACGGGACTGGTTATTCATAACCTTCCACCTTTCTATATATGTTTAGTCGTTGAACCTTTCGACCTACTAGTCTAAGGCTGCTGATTGTCCAATCTTACTTTTTTCAAACTATCACGAGTATCCTTCCGGATTGCGTTGTAGTAAGTAAGCTCTAAGGAGTTTCCAGCAATTAATACTCTTTTTGTTAAACAGGGCAGTATTTTGGTTTACCCTGTAGTAGTA